AGAATAAAGAAGAAGTGCTAGGAGTTATAGAATTTTGTTTAACTGCTCGATCAATATTTGCAACATATATTGAGTCTGATGATGTTAGATATTCATTATCTGCACTAAAGACATAGGTCCATGCACCAGAAATTACTTTGTAAACTCTAACAATTCTTTGAATTATAGGATTTGTAGGAGTCAGTGTTACACTACCGGCAATAGAAAAGTCATCTTTTAAGAAACTTACAGTAGCAGTTGTGATTGTACTAATATAAGAAGTAGTTGTTGATGTAGCAGTATATGCAATATCTTGTACATAATTTATTGTTGTAGTTCCGGTATTAAAATTTAAATCTAAAAATTCTGTTACCGGATTTTGTATATATCTAGTACAAACTACAGAGCATTGAGATCCATCGGGCTGTGCATAATAAGGGTCTCCAAAGCCATCAACTGGTAATGTTAGTTCTAACCAAGTTAAAATGTCATCTTCTAAGTCTACAAAATCAGTAACATCTAACGAAAATACATATGGCTTACGTGTAGTTAACACACCACCTGTTCTTAGTGTAATTTCACTGTCTACATAATTCTTTGTTGCACCGTCTTGAGCATCCGAAGGATCTGGCATGTCAACAATTTTTGTAGCGTTATCTAAAGAAACTCTATTTGTAAGAGGTGCTAGATATAAATCATCAGTAAAATCTGCTGTAGAAATTGTATTGCCAGTTAATACTATATTAGTAACTGTAAGGATAGGGATTACAGGAAGATGTGTAAGCCCTGGGGCTGCTGTTACTAGCTGACCTAATTGATAATATCCGGCACGTAACGGGTCTGCCTCTATTACAACATCATCGGTAATTTGGTAGCCAAATCCAGATGCTACATTGTAGTTAATACTAGATTTCCATGCTTGACTATAATCATCAAAAACAAAAGTGTGATCAGTTGTGCCGTGCAGGATTAATCCGCCGCCGTCTACAAAAGCATCTGTGGCTGTTGTTTGCCCTGTAGCTAACTCAATATTTTTATCATTAACTTTAATAATAGATGTTTCAAGACTGACCTGTGTACCTAACACTGTTAGATTGCCTCGAATATGCACGTTTCCGTTCATATCAATATCTACTTGCGGATTATTTGTTCTAAATCCAAGTCGATTATTAGCACTGTCAATGTGCATAGCAACAGCATTTGTGCCTGAACTAACACTATTATATCTAATTTCTAAAGGTTGATCAGCTACTGTTCCGGCAATAACAGACGTTTTTGTTGTGCCGGTTACATATAATCTTAAATTAGTAGCTGTTCCAACATAAATTCCTTCATCTGTATTAAACCAAAGGTCTCCAGTTGTTACTTGGTTGTTGACATTTCTTAATAAGAATGAGCCTGTATTAAGACCTGCAACAGACTCTGCACTGGTTGCAGTACCGTAGAACTTTGCACCAATTGCAGGGTTAATAATCAACCCTGGCCTAATTGTATTAGTATTAAACCATGTAAATGCGCCTTCTGTTCCGCTGCCTACATTTAAAGAAATAGTAGAAGTAGACATTACTGCCCATTTAACACCTTCAGAATAAAAACTAGTTACTTGATAGTCATTATTATATACGTCTTGGATTGTCTCAACTACCCACCCTTCTTTGCCTGTTAGATCAGAATATTGTTTTGTAGTAGATTGCCACTCAGTTCCGTCGTACCATTTTAATAAATTATTAGTTGTATCTACCCATAGATCGCCTCTTGCAGATCCGGCTGGTTCAGAAGTACTGATAATTGGTGATCCAACTGGTTTAAATGTACCTGTTGAATATACTTTTAATCTATTTTCACTTGTATCAAACCATGTTTGTCCTACAACTGGACTTAGTGGCTCAATTAAATTAGCAAAATTTTCTAATAATCCAACTAAGTTATTGTTTAGATATTCACCGTAATTATTAACATTTTTTCCCACTAATGTTACACTTGTAGAAACTTGGTCAATAGATTGGTCTGCAATTACTGCTAGTGTCTTTCCATTTGTAAATTTGATCGTATATGACATATTTCTTTAAGCCTTGATAATATAGTTAATAGCCAAGTACGGATTCATTACTGTTGATATTAAACCAGTAGATGTTCCACCAAAGCCAGCAATAGGTCTTGTTGGATACTGTGCAGAATACGAAGCTGTGCTAGTTGCAGTAGTTGATCCGCCTGTTACTGGAGGGGTTGTTCCCGCTGATACTGCCGAAGAAGGAGGAGTGTTTGCTCCAACTACTCTATTTGCAACACCGCCACTGCTAACAAATCCGTTACTCATATCATCATAACCGATTAATGTTCTACCTCTAAGATCAGGTAATCTAAATTGGCCGTTAACTAAAGTTTTTCCATATATGTATCCTATTGCTGAGAACAATCTAGGATACTCAGACTTACTGACTACTGAACCATCACAGAATAACCAACCAGGACTAAGCGTAGTTGCAGGATTTGGTACATCTAACCCTGCATAAGGAACAATTGTACCTGCAGGAATTAGATAATCTAGTACGTCTGATAAGAATCCCTCTTTGGTTGTTTTGTTTAATCCCGAGACAGCAACTCCTGACACTTTAGTAGATGAAGTAATACTACCAATTACATTAACACTATTAACCTGTATAATGATATCATTTACAGACGTTCCACCTAAATAAGTTCCAGAAATTGTTAGCAAATCATTTGCGGCGTAGTTAGTTCCTGTATTGTTAATTTCAAGATTAACATAGATACCATCTTCTCTTCGAAGATCAAATGTTGCTCCATTACCTGAGCCGCCGGCTACTGGAATATCCGTGTAATTAACTGGTTTAACAGCAACTAGTAGCTCGTCATCTGTTGAGACCGAAGTAACTGTATTTCTTGATGTAATTGCCTGTGTCTGCAATGTTGTTGAAAATTGTTTAGGATCGCCTTTGCCCGAATACTGTATTCCTGCACTGGCAATATCTCCAGCAATTGTTATAGTGGCAGTTGTAGTTAATTCTTTTGCTTTATCAGCAACGCCGCCTGCACCATATATATTGCCAACTAAATTACCTACAAAACTTGTAGCATGAACTTCTTTAAATGCAGTCGATGTACTACCAATTGTATAAGTTCTGTTTAATGCTGGGGTTATTATTTGTTTTGTAGTGTACAATACGTCAGAAGATTTACCTACATACATTCCTGAAGAAAAAGTAGCAGATGTAGCAAATGTTGCTGTACTGCTCATTGTTACAGCACGACCAAATGATGCCGAGCCGGTAATAATTAAGGCATCGTCGGCGTTGGTTGTAATAGTCACTGTTCCTGAAAATCTAGCCGATCCAGTAACGTCTAATGCAACCTGAGGATTAGCATTATTAATTCCTACTCTTTTTGTATTTCCATCTATAATTAATAGATCATTATAAATTTCATCTTTAATTACTTGGAATACAAAACTTCCACCGTCTACTGCATTTACAAACTTATTTTTAAAAGTTCCTTCCTTTTGTATAATAAAAGTAGGATCAATTCCTATAGTAATTCCGCTCTTTGCATTAAGAATTCCGCTGATTGAATTATCGATATCGTTTCTAACAAAATAATTTCCATTTACATAAGATCTAATAGGAGTTGTAACTAAAATATTTTGAGATGCATAAGATGTTGCATTAAGTATAGCACCGTTAGTCGATGTAACATTTAATCCTGCTTTGATAATATCAAAGCCATCAATCTTTATTTGCGGAGTAAATTGTTCAGCACTTATAATTTCAACAATCTGACCGTCTAAATAGTTAGAAATTATAGTGTGCGGGTTACCAAATGTGTCATTAACAGTTTCTGGAATTGATCCAGATTTAGTTCCGCCGTCAAGTGACGGACCTACTAGTACCCAGTCCCCTTCAGCATTTTTAACTTTAATTTGGAAAGAAATAGTATCTACCCAAATGTCACCAGTAACTGCCGCAGAGGGTTCTTCAGTTTCTTGATAAACTCCATTAATTGATTTCCAATTTGCACCAGAACTAGTGCCATCATTAATTTTTAATTTATTTGTTCCCGAATCATACCATAACTGACCTTCAATAGGATTGTTAGGCGGAAGTGTATTTGCATGATTTTCTAAAAGATGTAAAAAATTTGTAGAAATAGCAGAAGAATAGTTTGATGCATTTTTTCCAACAAATGTTAAACTTGTTTGAACAGTATTAAGTACATTGTCTTCAATGACTAATGCACTGCTATATTTTGTAGGGTCGGTAAAATAAACGGTGTAAGACATGTTATGCTCCTACTCCACTAATACTTTGTATCCTTACTGTGTAATCAATTTGAATCATTCTATTCAAAGATTTTTGAACAGGGTGAAATATAACGTGTGTCAACAATAATTCGTTTCCAGTGCTATCGTAGCCTACAAGTCCTAACTCATCAAATACATATTGTCCGTCTAAATTACTACTGTTATCAAAAGCAAGTTGGCCGCTAGGTTCTCCAAAATCTAATAAACATGTAACTAGCAAATCACTATAGGTTGCTCCAACACTATGTCTAGTCTCCATGTAGTTTCTAGTAGGGTCTAGATTAGAAGAACTTGCCGCATCTACAATTTTTTCATAGGTTTGATTATAAAGAGTGGCATTTTGACCTATAGAATTTGGTGTTAAGTAAGTAATGATTCCTGTTTGATCAACTCTGCTTCCGCCGTTGCCAAAAGCCATTTTGCTTACCCATCCGTAACCTTGATTACTTACGCTGTTAACTAATGCAAGACTGAAATTTTCATAGTGAATGGCATTTCTTTTATTGACAAAAACTTCTTTAGTTTTAGGGTCAAAAATTTTAATATGTCCTTGGAGACTTATTCCTCCAACTTCATCTGGAGTTTGTTTTTTTTGATCTACCTGTTCTGATTTATTATTTTCTTGCATGTTCGTACTTATCCAATATTATTTTATACTATGTTAATGGTATTACCCATGCTAGCGTGTGCAGTACATTGATAATACAACGTTGAAGGAGCATTCATAGGAACAGTAAATACTGTTGTTCCTGTGCTACTACCGGAAACACCATTAGTATATGCCGCACCTCCATTGCTAACTCTTATTGCAAAAGGATGTGTGCCTCCTGCATTATTAACAAACACATAGGTATGTGCTTTATAAAGATATAAAACAGGATCGTCAGTGTTACCTGCAACTATTCCTGGGCCGCTGAATGTCCAGGCAATTGTACCGTTGCTTGTTAAGTTCCATGTAATTCCAATAAATGCTCCAGTAGCACCAGTAACTCCTGTTGCTCCATTAGGACCGGTAGCACCTGTAGCACCTTGAGGACCTGTAGCACCTCCAGGGTCGCCTTGAGCACCAGTTGATCCTTGAGGACCTGTGCTGCCAGTTGACCCGATAGGGCCAGTGCTACCTGTAGCACCTTGAGGACCTGTAGCACCTGTGGAACCAACTGGTCCTAGTTCCCCTGTTAGATCAAATAACCAATTACTATATGTTCCTGTTCCTACAGTATTAATAGGTCTAAGAACAAGATTTTTATTTGAAAAACTTATAATCTGTCCGTAAATGCTTGCAGAAGTTGCATAGGCATAAACATAATTGCCGCCCATAAATGCAGATTCAGAAACTGCACTCCTGTTGGTAACAAATGTTTTAGTAGCAGTACTGATTTCGTGTGTGCTTGTCGAAACAAGGCCAGCAAATCCAGGACCAGTAGCACCTTGAGGGCCGGTAGATCCTTGAGGGCCAATGTCTCCTGTTCTAGCAAAAGTTAAAATTACTTCGGCTTGGTCATCAAATCTATACACACCGTCAATGTAGGCACATGTAACCTTAAAGTACCCTTCAATTTCTTCAATTAATGTAATTGTAAAAATTGCATATACACCTGGAGTATTTGCTAGTCCTATTCTAAAATGTCCTTTTAAAGGACTTGTACTGTCATCAATTGTTCTTAAAAAACTCTGTAAATCTGTTCCGTTAATGTCGGCATCGTCTATATATAATTCAGTTGCGTCTGGTAGTGTTTGATTATTAAATCTAACTTTACCCGGGCCTGGGTCTTCTTCCGTTGCGTCTGCTGAAAATCGATAATTTACAGTAAGTCCACCAAAGCTTCCCGGAGATCCTGTGGCACCTGCTGGGCCAGTTGCACCAGTAGCACCTCTTTGTCCAGTAGCACCTGTTGCTCCGTTAGGACCAGTAGCACCTTGCAGGCCAGTTGCACCAGTAGAACCTCTTTGTCCAGTAGCACCTCCGGGATCTCCAGGATCTCCTTTTAATCCAGTTGCACCAGTTGCACCTAAACCAGTTGCACCTGTACTTCCTTGATATCCCTGAGCGCCAAGTGGGCCAGTTGGGCCAGTTGAACCAGTAAGTCCTCCTGAACCTACTAAAGTTATTGCCCACTCGTTATAAGTTCCAGTTCCTAAAACTACCAAAGGAGATAATTCCAAAGTATTGCCCGAATAGCTACGAATAACTCCATCAAAAATCGCGGTTAAATTTGTGCTTGTAAGAGCAGTTGCACGAACTCTACTAGATGTGGTAAAAGCAGACACAGATGCAGATTTATCTACAATAAATGTTGCGGTTCCGGATTGCATTGTTAATATTGAATTAGATAATAAACTTTCAAAACCTTTACCAGTAGCACCTACTAATCCGGGAATACCCAACCCAGTAGCACCAGCAGGACCAGTAGCACCTTGACTACCAGTAGCACCTTGAGGACCGGTAGCACCTGTACTGCCTTGCCCTGTAGCACCAGTTGCTCCATTAGGACCAGTAGCACCTGTTGATCCGCGAGGACCAGTAGCACCTGTTGACCCGTCAACCCCATTTAATCCACTTTGTCCAGTAGCTCCTGTAACGCCTTGTGGGCCAGTAGCGCCTGTTGATCCAAGCCCAGTAGCGCCAGTTGCGCCAGTTAATCCAGTAGCGCCAGTTGATCCTTGAGCTGATTCTTGTAATTGTGTTTTAAATGTTCCAAAAGTAACAGCATAGCTTGTTCCGCTAGAAACAACCGGAAAAATCGTTTGATCCGATACGTTGGTTAAAGTTGTAAGTTGTGATATTCTTGCCATATTATTGACCTATTAAAGGATCTCCTGTTTCGCTGTCTAATGTATCTCCGGTCTCTAACACCAAATATTGATCTGTAGTCGTATTCTGACCATAATAGTATTTATCTGGTAGGAAAGATGGGCGATCTAACAAGAACTTAACCTGTTCAATATCCTTGGAATGTACATCAGAATATTCAATTCCTACCTGCTGAGATACAGATTTAATAACATTAATTTCGGCGCCGACCCTAGGAGCAAATGCTAAAGTAATAACATTAGTTGTTGTATTGATTGTAAATTCTGGATCTAAACTATATGTACTTACTGATCCTGTACTGCTAATTTCGTTAGAGTCGTAAGCAATAGATCTGTCAGTCATTTGATAAGTTGAAGTTGTATTTTTAGTAACTTTAACTCTGTCTCCGCTGACCCAGGTAGATTTATATGTATTAGAAAGAGGTTTTCTTAACGGACGGCCTTGATATACAACTTCAATTCTGTTGTACGCTTCGACTGTAGTAGAAGTAAACGTTACATTAGTTAATGTTAATAGGGTAGTTGTTGTACTGTTAATTTTAAACTTATCAATTTGCTTATATTCAGCTAATGGAATATTTTGGATAGCTCCTTGATCTACTACCACAGATCCTTCCTTGTGTAATGATTTCACTCCTGTTCCGAGTGTTCCTCTACGCAAGCTGGTTAATTTATTTCCTTCAACATTAAAAAATTCTATTCTTTCTCCGTCAATCAAAATTACGCCAGGGCGATATTTAGATACATCAGGCACTGTTAAAACACTGGCATCTTCAACTGTCATTTCTGTGTCAGCTGGTAATAAGTCTGCCGCAAGTTGCGTAGAGTTTTGTTGACTCAACCGCTTATAGTGAGTTCTTCCTAGGTTATCATGGAATATTCTATAACCTATTAAAGACTCACTAGTCTGATCAACAACACTCATTATAACAATTGTATCTTCGGAAGTTAATGTAAAAGACTCGTTCAATATAACGGTTCTTTTATCTAATTCAAGTCTATATTCTGTATCTCTTGTTAATAGTCTTCCGTTTAGTTCTACCCAAAGATAATTGCTGTTAAGTACATTTCTTGATAATCTAAAGACTCTTGAAAAATTCCCAGGGAATCTTTCACGTCTAAACAAGGAATTATCATGATTTGTAAACGTTGTAACTTTGATTGTGCTAGAATTAGCAACAGATACTCTATTAGTTAAAATTAATTTTGATCCGTCAATATAATAATCGTGATCTCGTAATAATGTAATTGCAACTACATCAGTATTAGATAGTGCCAATTGATCAAATTCAATTATATTTTCATCTTGTATTAATCGCAGAGTTTCACCGAACGGTGTTCTGACTCCGTTAACATACACTTCTAACTTTTCCATGTCCGGAAGTCCCTGTGGATAATCATAGTGATTATCTAAAGAAAATCTTCGTGTTCCGTTAGATGCAGAATAATACAGTGTATCAGGAGGACTTAACCTTGTATTATTTTGTTCAACAATAACTTGCCCATGCAATGGTTTAATATTTGCAGGTGGTTCTGATAATGTAAATGACCGTGTTCCTGAACTAGCAGAAATGACCTGTTCTTTGATTTCACTGAACGCTTTATGGTTAGCGGCAAAGAACCATACCTGTAATATATCGCCAATGTTTAAATTATTAGCAAAAGTTAATTTTAATCTACCATTTGTTCCGTCGGTGCCAGATAATGTATAGTCGCTACGTTTTATTCCGTTTACAGTAATGTAAGCACTATTAACGTCGCTGTATTTAGAAGCATATTCAAAAACTTTTTGACCCGTTATATAATTAATAGTAGTCGAACTAGTTTCAATAAGGTTCTTACCGCCTACACTAGTAGAAGTAATTGACAATACTTGCAACGGCAGGTCTTGATTTTTAAACGGATCAAAACTTCCTCTACCGGCATATTTCCAATCACCTCCATTGCTGGTACTATAGAAAACATGACTAGTATTATTTTCAATCAGTGCATCGTCGACTAAAATTCCAGTTCCTAATGTGCTTCCAGAACGAGCTAACGCTACACCTGTAATAAATCCAAAATCTCCGTTAAAGTTTGCTTCTCTCCATGTATTCTCATAGATCATTTCAATGTATTGATTAGTGCCATCACTGTACAATGTTACCTCATATTGATATGCAGGTACTGAAGGAACTAAACCACGTTTGTTATAGTGGGTTCCTTGGAAACGTAATCTCCAATATATAAAATTTCCAACTGTTCCGTTGCTTAAGAATAATCCAGGAGTTTCACCAGTTGACAGTGGTGTGGTATTATTATTGCTAGTTCCGTACCCTTGCCATAAATCGCAATATTCAATATATATTGCAGGATATAATAATTGACCTAAGTTTAAAGGAGTCCAAGAGCTATCGCCTCCTCCAAATGTTAGATATCCGTTAGTTCCAACATAAACAGTTGTGTATTTTGTACCAAACATGTTCCACTCAAATCCGAGTGGGTACGGGCCAGTATATGTATCGTCCCCCGCAGTTGAAGCAATAACTGTTCCTTGCTTTCGAGGTAACACATCTGACGAGCTAAAATACGGTCCCTTGATTGCAAGATCTGCGTCTTCTAACATCACAATTTCATTTGTAGGAAAATCAATTGTATAGTCTGTGCCGTATGTTAACTTTTGATTATCTAGCATCACTTCAACAGAATTGGTGCTAGGCGGAGTAAATCCTATAGGATATCGTGTTTCATAGTTCGGATCTCTAATGTATTTTTTATTAACCATTAGTGCCGATCCAGCTTTTGGATATGTATAAACATTAATTCCAAGACTGTCTGAAACTCTTCCAGGAACGTTTTCTTCTGGGCCGTAACTGTTTGTAGGACTTACAAGTTCATCTCCATCAATGTTTATATCTTCATAATCATCTGATTTTGTTGGCTGATATTTTCCGTTAACTACTTCAAAATATCCGCCTCTAATATAGGTATCGAGATCTAAATCAACAACTGGTGCAGATCCGTCGCTGGTTTCAGGACGTATTGTTACAACGCTTGTAGAATTAGTAATAGTTCCAACATCTATAACATTAATATAATTGTTTCCGGTTCCTCTACCATTGACTAGAGATATTACATTTGTGAATGTAGTAGGGGATGTGTATCCAGAAATTCTTTCTCCGTTTACATAAACATTTAATGTTGTTGTATTAGAAGGAACAAATGGTAAACTATATCTGGTAGGGTTAGGATTGTCAAATACAATATTCGATCCTACACCCACCGATACCGCAGGAGAAAGTCCAACTTGCCATTGTGTTAAATCTGCAGGATCAATTGTAGAAGTGGTAACAACATAAGTAGTAACTCCTACTGTGTAGGTAGCAGATGTCTTAACATTTACTACATCTTGATTAGCAACTATATTAAAATAAAATAACGTAGAAGCACTTAGACTTGTAGATGCCGCTACTGTTGCGGTAATTCTATTTCCTTTTGTTTCATATGCTCCAATTTCTGGAGTATAATCATCCCAGTTGCTTTCACCAAACGGTAAAGTATCCCATCCTTTAGACACTTCAAATGGTAGTGTATCAATAGTTACACCAGGATACTCTAAGCCGTTCATTAACATTGTTGATGTGTTACCAGGCATGCCGGATGTAGGGCTGTAATAATCTCTGATACGATCTACAGCATGATATAAAGAATGATCTTTTAGATATTCTATTGTAACAGTTGCCAACTTAGCCGGAATAGTGTCTAACACTAAAGTTCCATATTGCTTAGTATAGCCATTATATTTTTCTGTGTATTTTTCAATAGAATAATTACCAGATAGTTTTCTAATTCCATTAACTTTAACAGTAATGTTATTCTTATCAGGATTAGGTGACCAGGTTAATTTAAACTCTCTGGTTGATCCAGAGGCAACAAAACTATCATAGGCAGTCGATGTTGTAATTTCATTGTATCCGGAAACTCTATCAAACTTTATAGTAATTTTGTTAGAACGAATTTGATTGTTAGACATTCTAATACTGGTTCTAGCCTTAGTTAGATCTGTTGGACCGCCACCTATCAAATTAACAATAGGAGTTGCAATGTATCCACTTCCGGGATCTGTTACTATAATTTTTGATACTTTACCTAATGCAATATAAGCAATTGCCTTGGCGCCGGTGCCTGTTAAATCTCCTACCTGAGGGACAATTTCAACAATAGGAGGAATATCATAGCCTAGTCCTCCATCGTATACTTCTATAGATTCAACTGAATAGGTGTAATTCTGGAACCAAGATTTCCAAGGATATTTTGTTAATTCTGGCCTTCCAAAAGTTACAGGGACAAACTTTCCTTGAGAAGCACTATAAACACTAGGTAAATCAAAGTCTGTTATAACAGACTGAGTTACATCAGTTGCTGTATAATTGTTTGTAAAGTTTCTTACTTTAGTATGATAAGGCTTTGTTTCATTAATATAATCTTGATAATAACTTTCATTATTAAGTTTATAGACAGGTCGTTGGTCTAACGCCCCTGCTCGATTATATACATCAATGAAAGATGTTTTAAATGCCCAGTCTAAAAATTTCTGTTCAGTAAAAGCATATTTTACTAATTTAAAAAATAATTTATTGTAATAAACTTTTAATGGTCCAACAAATACATCTTCTAATAATCCGTAGATTATTTTTTCAGTTTCTTTTGCAGGTTGTTGATCAAATGATGTTTGATCCCAACCCGATACCTGATCCCAACCGTATACAGAATCTTGATAATTCCATATTGCTGTACTAATTTGAATTGTACCTTTTTCCTGATATATTAGGTCATAAGAATCGTTGTATGTTCCTATCAGCTGATCAGAGGATATTTTTCTAATAACAATATATCGACCATCTCCACCATTTCTAATTTTTACGTAACCTCCTGCAGGTATACCTGATATATAAGCAAGTTGATACGGAGAATTAATTGTTGAAATAATATCTTGTGCATCATTATAAGTAGAGTCGATCCAATCAATATAGTTCCAAAAATCAGGAGTGTTATACGCTTGTGTGTAAGATCTAGAAAAAGATTTCGAGTCATAATTCCATACATACTTACTCCACTTTCCGTTTACTGTTTCATCTGTATTAACTAAAACAGTAAATGGTCGAACAGTTAATATTGGAGGTTCTGTAAAACCTGACCCTGAATTTTTAATTACTACCTTAACAATTTCTCCTACAATATTAACTTCAGTTTCTATAATTGCTCCAATGCCTTTACCTTCAACAATAACAGTTGGTCCTATATAATTTTTAGAGTCAACATTAGATGCAACTGATTTTAAATCTTGTGTTCCGTATCCGAATCCAGGATTGTCAATACTAACGGTGGCAATTTTTCCGTTAGTTACTGTACAAGAAAGGTATCCTCTTTTTAAATTACGAGTAACAATAGAAAAATCTCTTTCAATTATATCCTCGACTGCAACATCATACTCTCCTAGTATACTGTTAAGAATTTCATCTTTACTATTAAATTTTTCTAAGTTAACTGAATCAACAATATTGTTTTTCTTTAATATAGAATTTGAATATTCTATCAATGTCCTAAGGGCACCTGTCCTATTTTTAAACATAGACTGACGAGGTCTAAAATTAATACCGTACTTGTTTCTATCAGATAAAGTAGGATCAGGAACAGTATTTCCTAGAGAATCTTTTCCTAATAAACTATCTATAGTTTTTCTAACTAACATTGTATTAGGAACACTAGATTCATTTCCATCTTGTAATAGTAACCATTCTGTATGTTTATTAATTCCATTTCCATCAGTGTCTATATCGATAGAAAGATTAATTTTAGTTCCTATTATTGAACTCTGCATATTTGTTAACATTACCGCATTATTAGCAATAATAGATGCAAATTTAATTCCTTGTGCTTTAGGGTTTGCAATCAAAGATGCAACATTATATGCACTATATTCTCTAGTAGTTCCTGTAGGTATTGTAGTTTTGTTTTTTACCCAATAGAAATACAAATTACTAAAAGAGTTTGAAATTGGATCCCAGACTTGTTTTACGGATACAACAGAATTGTCAACAAATTTAGGTTGACCACTAATTCCCTGTATTAATCCTTCGTTGGTGTCAGCAATTACACTCCACTGACTAGGAAGATAAGGAGTTCTAACCCATTCGTAAACATCAATCATTGAACCAGGAAATATTGTATTCCAGTTATTTCTTCTAAATTCTAGATCGCCCTGTTCATACCAAACATACTTAACTGAACTTAGATCCCACCATAATTCTCCCACATGTTCATCTAACCAGTTAGCGTTAGTATTGGTAACAACTCCGCTTACTCCTATGCTATAAATTGCAGGATCGAATAAAGATTTATATGTTAATTCTTGATCTGCGAACCCAGATATTTTTCCTTTTATAGGATCAATTACTTCAAGATAATCTATAACTTCTTCTTTTTCAGTATCTATTGTTCTAATATGCTTTATTTTTTCAAGGTCTATTAGTTCTTCTTCTTGTCTATGAACAGCCCAGCTGTTCAACGATGATGTAAGAGAATCATACAAGTACAGAGAACCAATTTGTGAAGAAATTTCTTCTAGTCCCGGGGCACCTATTGCAATGAAAGAATCAGAAGCAAATAAAGAATTTCCATAAAGATTCCCAACATCGGCAATTTGATCGTATAATTCTTCCCCAAAAATAAATTTAGTATTTTCTCTTGTAAAGGCAAAAGACGAACCTGAATTTTTTGTTACTGAATAAAATTTTGTAGTATCAGAATCAAATGTAGTGTTTGATTCTCTAAAATCACTTGTTGGATCAAGCACATATCTATTCTCCACAGTTTGAGAAACATAGGTATCAAAGCTGACATAAGGCCTATGACTAGACCCTAAACTAGAAACAATTAATGTTTTTCCGTTAGGGGAAATGGCCATTTCTGATCCAAAATCGTACCCGTTATTGCTATAAGGATTTTCTATAGTCTGATCAAATTTGAAACTAGTTGAGTTCTGATCGTACTTGAAGACTAAAATTTTTCCAAATCTAGTAGAATTTAAAGATGTCTTAGGAACAGATATATACAAATATTCGCCTGTACTATCCATTACTACTTTTTCTCCGAATCCGGAATTAGACTCAATTATAGATGAAATGTCAGTGTTAAACGGAGATATTGTCTGTGCTAGAGTGTATACATCTCTGTTAACTGAAGTGTACACATACACCACACCAGTTGACGTAAAATATCCAGGGGCAGAAACTGCAATTCTAGTTGCTTCATAATTGCCAGCAATACTATGACCAAATTTACTGTCTGGTGTCAACGACGGCAATGGTAATAATCCGTTCGTTACTACACTTGTTTGATTAGTTATTCCTGTAGCACTAGTTATATTAAAGATAGAATGATGTACCGCTCCTACTTTGTTATTTTGGCCAGGACTTGAAACAAACAATACTTTTGACGATGTGGAAATATTCCCAACAAAAATGTCGTAGCCAAACTCTGCATTAGCCTGTGGTTGAGGGCTAGCAATTACCAATTCATGCACATCTTCTGCACGATCAAAATCTACCCTTTGTAATTTTACAAGGCCTTGATTTGATAGGCCTGAAGAAGAACCAATTAGGCTAACAGTGCTAAATTTGTTTGATACTAATGTATGTTTAACATTTGATGCATTAGGAGCTCCAATAAAAATATAATCATTATCATTATCAAATCCCAGAGATGCACCAAAATTTGCCATTGTTGCAGTAGAATAATAAGATAAAACATTTGACGGATTAGGATCAATTGTTGAAACAAGAAATAAACTATCAGTTCCTGTTCCATTTTTTCTATAAGCAAATACTTTACCGTTAGAATCAATGAAGTTTGGAGAACTTGTTATTATTTTAGTTCCTAATGAATTTCCAGATACTGTATGCCCAAATTGCTGGTTACTACTTAAAACCTTAGAATAGTAAGGTGCAGAAATTGCAGATGCAGAGAAATTTTTGTTCTTTTGATAAACTGTCCATTTTCCGTCTGTGTCGTCAATCCAAAGTTTTTCCCCAAATTGAAATTTTTCAATGGTAATGAGATTAGATATATCATCAATATTGTCAAACCTAGAACTTACAAATTTAAAGATTAATCCAATTGCAGGAGAAAATGGTGTTGTAAGATCAGTGAGCAACGCACTAACAATTATTTGATTTAATTCTGGTACAGAATTAACTGTATAAACTCCGTCAATTTGAGAATCAAATTGACTTATACTAATAATATCACCGACTGATAGATTATGATAATAGTCAGTTGTTAATAGTAAAGAAGTTCCAGGAACATAGATTTCTACATCAGCAACCCTTGAAGGTATTTGTGTATATCTGTAAACTCCCCAGTCTCCGTTAGATTTAAATCCAACCCAGACTGTATCGCCGTCTTTCAAACCTCTATTATTTGCAATATCTAATAAACTGTCATCATTAAACGCAGTAGCAGTAACATCATCTAATCTAACATATCCTGCATGAGGTAGTACAGATACGCTGTCTAAAAATAAACTACTAGTTGTTGCAAAAGGATAATTGTTATATCCGTCTGGTTTTGTAACTATATTTTTAGAAGTTTCATAAGAAATAAAATCGTCAACAACAATCGGTTCGGTTTCTACAAATTTTACAACCTGAGGATTCTCTCGGAACTTTAGTTCATTTAAAATTACTTCTAAAGTTTGGTTAGTAGAAAAACTTCCATAGTCTCCTACTCTAAATGCCCAATCTTCATAATACTCAACGTATCCGCCTTGACTTATTAAACTAGCCTTCGACAATTTATTAATTGTATTTTTTGTTCCTTTTTCTTTTATGTAGCCTTGATAAAACTTGTATTGACTGGTTGCATTTGTAAAAATATTATCTAGATAAGTTCTGGGACTATATCCAATTAAATGTTGTGCAAGCTTCTGCTGAGATAGATCAAAATTGTCTATATCTAAACTATAAAAATCTTGAAACTGATCTATTTTGTAATCAAAGTTAGGTAATAATTCTGCAACTGGGCGAGATCCTAACACAGTCCAACTATTAAAATTAAATTTTTCAGATCCTAATACTTTATTATTTGCAGAATAATAATTGCCTGCATAGAAAACTACATCGCCTGTTGAGTAATCAGTGAAACTTTCCCATGAGTTAATATTTGCCTCGTCATATATAAATCCAGGACTAAACAAATCTCCATTCCAGTTATCTGTTATAAAACCCGATAATTTAAGTCGACGTTGTCTGTATCCTGATTCAATGTCGTATATAACATCGTTAAATAAAGACTGATTGTTTAAAACTAATGTATGTTCTTTTTGTATTAAATTTAATCTTACAAAAAATATCCCATCAGTGGTGTTCTGAGTTTTGATTACAAAAATATTTTCATCTCTAGATGTTGATATAGACTTACTTGATAATACTCCCCCATCTGCCTTTAACACACTGTATTCATAAAACGCATTTGTAAGGCTATCAACTACTCCAGAGCTATCACTGAATTTTAATCTATTGGCAAACGGACTTAGTGTAATTACACTTCCAGCGGTCCATTTTTGAGTTGTCCAGAATAAAAATTCTTTAGCAGAATATGTCCAATTTAAAATTTCAGTTAAATCTTTATTATATTCGTCAAAAATACATCCTTGATTTTCTAACCAACGACCGTATCCTACTAGAACAGCATATAATTCTTCAACGTCTGTGTACTCTACACCGTATGATATCTGTGACACAGATGTTTCATACTTTGAAGGCCTGCGAACTGAAACTCCGCCTATTACGGGGAGACTAGGTAGAGGTTGAAAATTTGCAGAATTAAATGTCGTTCCAGAATTATGGCTTACTTTAACTCTATAAAATTTTCCTAAATATCTTACTACCTGTCCTTGTTTATAAAAACGGTACCCGTCGTTTGTAGATACAGATGTTGTGTCTAGTCCCGACATAGGGTTAGATGCGGATTCTGTCCAGTCAACATATGATTCGTTCTGTCCTCCGATATGCACACTAGGATCAGTAGAAGAAAATATTGGCATTAGGCAATTAAAGTAAGGAGCATTCGTATCGTAACCCCTAATAGAAAATCCTCTTTCTGTTTTTTCAACAATAACTCCACTGACTCCTAGACTTTTAATAGGACTACTTTTGTCTAAAAATACGCTATGATCTTCATCTACAAGTGTAACTCCGGCGTTAGCACTATTTGGATTAACAGAATCTACAATAATCTTAAATTTTTCTTTATTGATAAATCCGCCTAGCTTATGAGCTAGCTTAAATGTTATGTAGTTTATCTGATCTTTTAAGTTGGATAGATAATTTTTGTTTTTTTGACGGCCAGCTTCTATTAAAAATACACTGTATCCCGATGCCATTACTTTGTCTAAGTCAGATATTGTATCTTGATAAAGAGATAATATATCAAAACTTAAAAATTCTTTATTGTCTCCGTAACCGAACTGACCTGCTAAGTTTTTAGAAATTCTACTTGTATCAAATAATAAAGAACTATATGTTGCAGGATCAGTTAATGCCATTAATA